CTCTAGTACCCCAAGCTATCCCTGACACTGGGTCTATAAGTCCTGATGGTTTATTTGTAGGGAATGAATTTGTAGGTGTTAAAATCGCAACTTCATTAATCAATGTAGATGCTGATACACTCCTAGAGCTTCCACCTTCTGAATCTGATATATATATTAAATCTGTCGTATCTGGTGCTGTTTCTCTAGTGTAATTAGTTAAATTTGTATCAACTTTGTTTAGTGTATTATCTGCTATCCTTGAATCTTGGTCTGCTAATTGTTCAAATATTGCTTCAGTAGAATCCTGTTCCACTGATATTACTTCTGATGTAACTATAGATGTGTCTATTGGTAATTCTGTAGATACTAGGGACTGAATAACATTGTATTTAGTTCCACTTTCCCAAGAATCGCCATCCCAATATACTTTTTGTAAATATCTATATGTTGTCTGTGTAGTACTTGATGTGTATATACCATTCTCACATTCATAGAAATCGCCTAATGTACCTGATGCTGGTAAATCTCCTGTGATGCTACCAAATCTACCTTTATCAGTTTCTAATACTGTGTCATCATCAATGCTTTCAGAAAATTGGAATGATACTAAAAACTTCCCTGCTCTAAAATTTGATACTTTTGATACTGTTGATGCTGTTAATGCTTTCTCCCATACGTTAAAGTCTGCTACATCATTATAGTTAGGGTTCGTTGGGTCTACTACATCTTTACCTTTTAGTGCAACATTGTCACCATCTAAAGCTAAGTGCATAGGTTCAGTGATTGTTTTACCATCCACTCTTAGAATATTGACTACAGGGACAGATGAAGGGTCAGCAGGTGATACTAGCTGAACCACGTTCGTATAATTCGCACCCTTTTTAAAGGTCCCCTGACCGACACCTATTCTATCACCAGCGTTATCAAATATAACCTGCAAGACGTTATCAATCATATTTCTTTACCTTCTTTCTTTTTTATTTATGTAAACGGTTTAAAATCTAACCCCTTATCATTTCTCTGTGCTACATATATTGTATCTGGAAATTCATTAAATTCATCACCAACTACTGATGGTAATGGTACTGCTAATATTAATTCTCCACTATTTTTTTCCATTAAAGCATATCCATTAAAATCTTCTTGTGATGGTGTTATTTTAAGTACTAAATTAAATTTTACTGCCCAGCTTTTCGTTATTTTACCTTGTCCTGTCAGTGCTCCACCAGTAACTTCTACTGATGATTTACCTGTACTAAAGGAAATCTCTTTTATTTTGCTTAAATTAATATTGATATCTGAACTTGGTGGGAAGTACCCATCTTTCAGTAATACTGGTACTACATTTAATATATCTTTATCATCATTTTTAACATTATTACCACAGAATTTTACGAATCCTGGATATATTCTAAAGTCCTCTATACCTTCATCAGACAGTCCTGCAAAGAAAGCAATCTCCTGTGTATAGTTTAACACTTCCCTGCCATCTTTGTCTATGTTTAAATCGATTTTAGCTAGTCTTGGACCCTTATTAATAAAAGCATCCTCTGGGTCTATTGGGTAATTACTAGCATCTATTTCACTTGCTTCAGATTCTCCTCTAACAAATGTGCTAATTCTAGCTGACTGTATTTCACCAAAATCATTTGTATATGGTGCTTCAGATTGATAAAATTGTTCTTCACCTTCTTCAGTCAATACTACAGATGAATCTTTACTAGGATATGTAGATATATTATTAAGCATATTCATATTAAATTGTAAAGTTGTACTATGATGTGTTGTATGTATTGGTACTATCAATTTAGTATCAAAAGCATCTGGATCATTCCAACTTGGGTCACTTGGTACTGCCTTGTTAAATCTTGCGTGGAACTCTGAATAAGTTGGTGGTCCATATTCATCATCAGGTGAATCAAAGAAATTATATAATAGAAACTTATAGAAACCACTATCAAGTGGTGAAGCATCTGATTCTACTAGTTCTGCGTTTCTGCTTACTACTAAAAAATCTCTGTATGTTAAAGTTCTATTTAAAGTATTATCCACTGGTACTATAAATTCTCTATATGCTGAATCTACCCCTATCTGTTCACTAATAGCAGTCCAATCTTCTGATAATGTTGCTGAATAATATATACTAGAATTACCTAAATTCATTGATACATTTGTTACTACTTCATTGTCACTTGTAATATTACCTTCTTTTGGTACAAGACCAATAGATGATACTCTACCTGATACTTGCTTTGTAACCTTACCTAATTTATTTACTAGCATCTTTGCCCTACGTGCTAATCTATTACCATCTACTACCCTGTCAGAATCATTAGAATACAATATAGAATCAGTTGCAAATTCTCTAGCATTAGTTTTATATATTCTAGCTTTAACATCTGTAGTTGGTACATATTCTAATTGAAATAGTATATTCTTTAAATCTGAATCTGGTGTAAGTTGTGTAGCTGTCAGTCCACTGTTTACTTGGTCTACTGTTACTGCTTCATCTAACCTTTGAGCTGCACCTAATATACATTCAATAATTGCTATACCTGGTTGTGGTATGAATCCTAAGAAGTCTTTTTTTTCTGATACGTGGTCAAATCCTGTAATAAATGTGTCATCCTGTGTATATGTTAAGCTGTTACCTTGTGTAATAACATTAGCAAGTCTATCTGTTTTGTTATCTGATGCTTCATCTGATGTACCATTATATCGATTCTTCTCTAATATGTGGTCCGTTATATCATAAACATTTGATGCTGGGTATGTCCCTGTACCTCCATCATAATTAACTGGATATCCTGTCACCAATACTTTTTTTATTCTGTAAAATGGTTTTGACTTAGGTACTACTATAGCTGCTGTAGTTTGATTTATCTTTCCTGGTCCATCTGTTTTTGCTCTAACATTAATCCATCTACCCAGTGAAGGGAAGGTGAAGCTGTTGAAAGCATCCAGACTTTCCACTACACCACTAGAATTGATTTCTAAGGCACTTGTGTTATCTTGTGCTGCTATATTAAGTATTTCTGTATCGTTTGCTATACCGTTAAATAATACCCTATTATATTCATCTACTCTTATGAAATCTATGACACCAAAATCACTGTCACCAATCTTAGGAATAGCATTTACATCATCACCAATATCTTTTAGTGCATCCCAGACTGTCTTAGCATTAAAATTACTTTCTACTGATGGTATTTTATTAAGCCAAGCTCTACTGGTATCACTTAATCTAAATTCTTGGAATGTTAGAATGTTAAAATCTACTGCATTCATATTAAATAACATTTTGTCTATTACTTCTGCATATGACTTAATTGGTACTGTTACATCTTGATTAGCATATATATGTGTGTCTAAACTTCTTAGATATATTGTATCATCTGGGTCATCTAATAATACTTGGAATAATACTGTGACATCATCTGTAATTGTAGTGAAATCAAATCCAATATCACCTACAGTATGTATAGAATTTATTAGTCCTATCTCTATAATAATTTCTTTTGCTAAAGATTCATCTTCTATTCCATTAAAGAATACTCGCAAAGTAGCTAATATACTTCTATCAGTTGTTATAAGTTTTGGTGTTGCAAAGAAATCATATGATGCTAATATACCGAATGTTGTGTTGTCAGCTTTCATAATATTTAGTTCCAACTCTATAGGGTCCGTTGGTGGGTTTGTTTGTACTACAGCAATAGTAGTTGGTACTGCCCCAGATATTATAACTGCTTCAAAAAATTGGTTTTTAGTATCTGGATCAATATTAGTATCTGATTCCCAGAATAATTGAACCCCTTGTGGTTGTGTCACTGTCTGGTCAGGTATTGGTCTTTTCTCTAATATCTTTGTAGGTTCTATTAATGTCAGTTGATGTGACCATATATCTAAACCATTGCTGATTCTTTTAGTTGTATCTTTCAATACTAATCTTTTATATTTTACACCATCTACAGTAATTATCATTTTACTGTTTATTGGTATTTGTTTGTTATATTTAAAAGGTGAATTAGATAAAGTACATAGTGGTAATAATACTACAGAATCATCTAAAGATTCATCTAGTTCACTTGCTATTTTCATTTCTAATGAAACTAAATCAGTGATATTATATATAAGATTTTCATTAATAAAATCAAATAATTCAACTCTATATGTAATCATTTATCTGCTCCTCCTCGTCTTTTCATCTATCAACTTGTCTGCGTAATAAGCAGCTCTATGTTTATCTTGTACCAAGTGGTCTATAAATTTTCTGTTTTCTTTTGATTGCTGTAGTGCTTTATATCCTATTGCTGCTCCAATTATCAATGGATTCCCTGTAAGCAAAGTAGCACCTAATGCTAAACCTGTACTAGCTGTAGCTTGTAATTGTCCTAAATTGTTTCCTGCTTGTACATTACCTGTAATACTTGCTGTATCTGAAGCATAGTCTAATGCTATGTTAGCTATCCCTAAAGCTGCTCCACCTACTATTGGTGCTTTTGCTCTAACAAAGTCCCCTACAGCTCCTATTCTGCTCCTTTGTGCTTGTGTCTGTGCTCTATTCGTTAAATCAAATACCTGTGTTTTTAGCTGTGCTTTTCTTTCAGGTGATACATCAAGTGCATCAATTCCTTCTATTGTTTTATTTTGGAATCCGTTTACAGCTTCACCTGTTTCATTTAGGTTTTGTCCTCCTAATGGTGTGCCTTTGTTTACAGTTTCACTATCAAATTGACCACCTGCTAATACTTCATCAGTCAATCTAATAATATGTACATTCTTATCTGGCATAGTTAGCTCACCACCGTTACATCTTTAAGTACCCAAACGATTTCCATACTTATTATATTAAAATCTTCCATACTAAATACACCACTTGAAATTACATAGTTATCTGATGCACTAAAAGCATCATCTTCATATGATATTCTATATTTTCTATTAATATTATTTCTTTTATGTAAATCTTTTGCTATCTTTACACATTGAGAATTATTTTTAATATACTGGATTGACATACTTATAGAGTTAGTATTAACAAGATTTGTATTTACTGTATCAGTTGTATTGGGTCTATTTCTAGGTGCTGACCCATTGTTAGCTGTTAAGCTGTAACTTAATATAGGCATTGCTTCCCCATTAATTTGTACTACTACTTGATTCTTAGTAACTGCTCCTTCAGTGAATTGGTAACTTAAAGAGAATGTAGCACTTATTAAATCTACTCCATTTGTGATTTGTGGTGATGATATTAATGGTCTAGTTATTATTTTCTCTGTGTGCCATACACCATTTTGTGTAGGTACGTTTGAATCAGCTACTACATATTGCTCTAAGATCAATTCTATTGATTCTCTTTGTTTAAATTCAGCTTCTAAATTGAATACTGCATTTTCTGTATATTGGTTATAGTCTTTTGATGGACTATTAACACCTGTAAAGAAATTAAGCATACAAGATATTATATTAGTTGTATCTGGTTTAGTGTTTACATACTCTACATAATCATCAGTGACAGTGAATACAATAGCATCAGTTATTTCTTTAGAAGCAAATAGTGATATAGATATAGCATTCAATCTATCCTGCACTTCTAGTGCTAATACATTCTTATCTACAGTTTTTGGAAAGCTCATAATTAATCACTCCTTCAATTTATCAATTTCAGCCCACGCTGTTTGCAACTTTTCTATATATGCTCTAATAGCTCCTGACTGTGTTCTATTGATCCTAACTACATCTGTATATAGTATGTTTAGTTCTTCGTACATAGTGAATAAATTTATATAATCTTCATCTGTATATTCGCCAATATCTTTGTTTACATATTCAGTTATTGTTATTTGTCTATCAACATATTCAATAACCATTATCTCTTTTTCTACTTCCACTATTTTTTCTACTTCCACTATTTTTTCAACATAGACTATTTTATCTACTTCTACAAGTTTGTCTACATACACTATTTCTATTTCTTTCTCACATCCAATTAATGAAAACATAAGAATGATTGTAAATATTAAAATATATATTTTTTTCATTTTATGACCTTCTTTCTAATCATTTTGGTGTTGAGTTAAAAAACCCACCTATCAAATATGATGCTTCAGTCCAAGATTTTTCTATCCATCCTTTGTGAGTTCCTTCTGCATTTACATCATCAGCATAATCTAACCCCTGACCAATGATTATAGATGCACCTTCTGAAGTTCTTACTAACTTTATTGAATCCCTTAGAGCACCTTTATCTACAGGACAATTCCTAATGAATATCTGTAATGCTTCATTCCAGGCTCTATCTCTCCTACTTATATATTCCTGTTTAGTCATTATTCTGTACTAATTGTTTTGACATAACTTCCTGGAATAGGTGTTACAAATCTACGTGTAGGCACTGCGAATAAAGACCTAACTTCTTTAGTAACAAATGCTATTTGTAATACTATAGCTTCATTAGTTTCTGCATTAAATATATCTAGGAATTGGATTTTATCTTTAGTTTTAAAATCGATTCCATCAGTTGTTTGCAATACTTTTGTATCAATCCTATGTCCTATACCTGCTGCTATTCTTAGTAGTTTAGTACTTGTTAATTCCTCATAATCAAATGGTGTTGGTATATCATCCCAAGTCAAGACTTTAACAGTTGAGCCTTCAGGTGCAATATAACCTAAATACTCATAATGGTTTGCTGGTCTGCGTTCTTCCATCATCTTATTTCTAAACATTAATAATCACTCCTGTATTGTACATCTGATATATTCCAAGTGAATTTAGCTTCATTTAATAAGTCCCCTTGTTTAAGTACTGACTTAGTACCATCTGGCATTGTTTCACTAGGCAATTCTGTTACATTTCCACTTTCCATATTAACACCAGTCCAGTCTTTAATAGCAAGTACATTAGTAGTTATTGCTGACCTTGTATAATTAAGCATAGCATTCATTATTGTTACATATGATTCTGGATGACACGCTAATTTATGCTCTATTGTTTTTCTTGATTCAGCATTGAAATGTGGATATTCTCCGAATATATAACTATATACATCTTCCCTAACTTCTGCTAAGAATCCATTAGCTTTTTCTAAACTTCCTGAAAGACTTACCAAATCATATCCTATTTTATTCTTTACTGCTCCTACTGTTAGTTGATACTGATGGTCAAATTCTTTATCAAAAGTCATATTAATAGTTTTGTCTAAGGGTCTTACTTCATTCTTAAATATTATAGGTACACCCTCTGGTGGTGATTTGTGTATTTGTGTATTTATCATAATATCAATCTCCTTTTTTAAAAAATAAGGGAAGGCATTACACCCTCCCTATTTTATACTATTTAATGTTTACTCTAAGCAGCTCCATTGTCAATTTGAATTAATGTAGGTCTGATTGCACCACTGTTAAATGCTAATCTACCTTTAACTGCTGAATCTCCATAAAACTTTTCAGAACCATCTAATGATACGATTGCTGGTGGTCTAGTCCATTCATCAATATGTGCAAATCCACGTTTTTGAACTGCTATCATATTAGTACCTGCTGGTAAATGTACTGTTCCAAATACATTGAATCCTGCTATTGCACCAATGAATCCATCAGTCAAAATCTTGTCACCTCTGTCAGTATTTAGTACGATTTTAGAATCTACATCAATTAATAGATTTTCCATTTCTGCTGTGATAATTAATGATCTATCTTTTTTAGGTGCTTTTGCTGTATCTAATGCTAGTTTTAAAGCTAAGATAGCTTTGTAAATAGTTCCTACAACTGGTTTTGGTCCACCTGCTGCTACTACTTCAGTACCATCTGCTACCATTTTAATGAATCCTTTTAAATCAATATCTAATGCAAATGCTGATGTAGCTGATTCTATTCTGTTTCCTACTGTATCATCTGGAGCCATTTCTACTGTAACTCCATCAAGTAATTCATTAACTGCATCTTCTACCAAGTTATTCAATGACACATATGCTGATGTGTCTGTAGTTTGTGCTACCCCTGTACCAGGTACATATGTAGCTAATGTCATTAATTCGTGTACATAAATCTTAGCTGTTACTGCTCCACCTTCTACATCTGTTCTTGATACGGCTCTAATAATTGATTCTTCTTGTAATACCTTCTCTGAAATCTTTGCATAACCCTCTACTTTTCTCGCTGTTGTTGCTGCCATAATTTAAATCCTCCATTTTTTTATAATTTTTTAATTCCCAGTTCTTTTCCTTAACCATTTGTCACCAACATCTAATGCTGTATCTCCACCACCATCATTAGGTTTCTTTGTAACCCCAATCTGAAATGTTTTGTTATCTTTGGTAGTCTTTGGATAATAAGTTGCTAAGACACCATTAAATGCTGTTTTAAAATCAACATCATCTGTTACCCTTGAATCAGCCATTACAACTAAATCATCAGTGTTGACTTCACCTTTAATTCCATACTCTTTCACTAAAGAATTTACTTCAAAAGTTCTTTTTTCACTGCTCCAGGCTTTTTCTTTAGTCTTATAGGAATCAATGATATCAATGTTCTTTTGAGCATCTGTCTTTTGTGAATCTTGAAACTTGATATAAGCATCCCAACTTTCATCAGTCTGTCCTAATTCTTTTAGGACTTCTGTTCTGGTTCTCTTATCACGCTTTTCAGATGTACCTCTAACCTTAGTAGTGATATCATCCAGTTGATCCTGTGAATAAATCTTAATACCTAATTCTTCTGCCTTAGTAAATAAATCTTTTGATGCCTGTAATGCTAATTCTTTTTCTTGCTCTGTTAATTCCATATTTTAACACTCCTTCTAATTTATTTTTGTTTAGTGTTCTCCACTAATTTTACTATATTAAGCACCTACATTTTTAGATGCTTCAGTAATAATATTATCTTCCCTAATTTCTGCTACCATTTTTTCTACATCTGTTGGTGATAATTCTTCGTGTACATATTCTACTGCTTTTTTTACACTCCAAGCTACTACACCATTTTCTGATACTTCGCCTGTTCTATCTTTTTTAGACTTAATAATATAATCTTCAAACACTGTTGCTATATCATATACTTTGAAAGTCCCTGTAACTTCTTCCATAGTTTCAGGGTCAATATTCATCCCATCTACTATTGTATCTTTCATATCATTAATTGTCATTAATACACCAATGATTTTATTAAGAAATGGCATCCATAACTTAATCTTTTTATTTCTAGTTCTAATAGTTGTTTTTTCTCTTTCCTGTTGTGATTCAGCACTAGCATCTATTGATTCCTGCGACACTGCTCCTATAGTTGATGGAGCTATACCTGAATTATTTAATATTTCATCCCTAACTTGGTTAAATGATTCTGTATGTTTTTCTGTTCTCAAATCACCTTGACCATATTGTATCTTTTCTACTGTACCTTCAGCTAAACTTGAATCATAAGTGATATGTCTTTTTTTCAACTTCTTAGCAAATACTTCACCTTCTGGACTTTGCTCTGCATACTTACTTGGAATATATACATCTAACCCTGAATTTCTATATTCTTCTAAGTGTGTACTTAATATTTCATCTAAGCCATCAAATAAGCCATATGACCCTGCATAGTCTGATTCACCATACTTAGTACCTCTGAACTCGCTATTAGGTGTCTTGTTAGGTTTGTATAGACTTAGTTTCTCAAAGTACCCTTTTAATTTTAATGTTTTAAGTCCTGCTGTTTCTGGTATTGTTTCTAAACTAACAGCTATCCATTCTTCTTTTCCTGCTTCATCATTAAATACTTCTAATGTATAATTGATAAAAGAGCCTTCATCATCTACACCATATATTTCTCTTAGTCTGAATTTCCTATCTAAATGTTTATAAAATTTAGTGAATATATCAGCTACTATTCTACCACGTTTTTCAATATAAGAATATTCTTCAGGTTCTACTACTTCTATTATAGGATAAATTGATATTGATGTATCTAGTGACAACTTCCACGCTGTCCCACCACTCCAGGATTCAGTTTCTATACTTTTCTGTAATAGTTCACCAATATTATTATCTTTTAATACTGCTGTCAACATATCTGATTCATCTTTTGGTATAACTTCATTGCCATCTATTGACTTGATTTTTATACTAAATCCATTACCTGCTATAATATCTACCATTTTCTCACTTATTAATTGAGGTAGTCCAGAATGTATCTTTCTATCCTCTGGACCTGCATTCTTCCAGAAATAGTTTTCACCATCTGATGTGAATGTATGATACTTGTATTGCTTCGCTTCTGTACTATAAAAGTACCTTATAGCATTTTCATTACCACCATACAAAACAGAGTTTTCCCTCATTCGTCTGGTAAATAATACACTTGTATTTATAATTCCCCTTGTTGCTGATGGTATAAATTCCATAGTTGAGTTCGCCCCTTTCATATAGTTATTTAATTGCTTTGCAAATGATTTTTGTTTCCAATAACTCGGATTTATAAAGTCTGTAAATCTCACATTTATTACCTCCTAACTATAACCTTATTAAATTTCAACATACTAGCAGTGAATGGTGATTGACCATATTCTGTTGAATCTATGTAGTCTTTCCAATCGTGGTTGGTGAATACTCTAGGGTCTGTCCTGGTTTTATCTTTGGTATATGTAGCTTTTGTAAATGCTTCATATATATCTAAGGTTCTTTCAGTAAATAATATTCTACCATCCTGTAGAAATGGTATTTCACTATCTATCCTACCCTGTATTGACTTAGTTATATTATAGTACCCTACACATTGTAAGCTGTATGCTTTTAACATCTTAGCATTGAATGATGTTTTCATTATCTTAGCTGATTTATCTATGAAAGCTCCGACTAATCTCCTTCTATACTTATCAAATATAGGGTTAAAAAACTCTGCGAATTTAGTCCATATTTCATCAAATCCAGCATTTCTTATCTTTGCATAGTCCAATACTACGTGATGCTCAAATCTATTTGTAAAGCCATTTAATGTAAATACAGTGTAATCTGTACCACCTACATCTATTCCTATTGTAAATTTAACACATTTCTTTATTATTTCATCATATTCTTTAATGTTTCTTTTCTTATTCATATGTTCTATGTATATTAGACCTTCTCTAACTCCTCTTTCACCTAATACCTTGCTAGTGTAATAGTAATCTCTAGGTAAATTATACATTCTTTGCTTAGTTTCTTCTTCCATTGAAGGGTTATCATCAAAATTAAAGAAGTAATATCCTATATGCTTATCTTCTGGGACAGCATTTATATATTCCAGTGTAGTCTTTGGTATCTGATGTAACCATTTCTTTAATGGTCTACCTGCATTCATTGTTTCATAGAACTTGGATTCTGGATCAGCTCCGTTTGTAGTACATATCACCCAAGAATTTCTGGAAATACCCCTACCAAATATTTCTGATACAAAATCATTATGTGCTAAGTTGATTTCATCTATTACATATCCATCAACATTCTGTCCTAGTGCTTTAGTCCAAGCGTTTTTATCTGTATATCCATATAATCTAAAGAATTTATATCCAGTGGGTGTCAATATTTTTATATAATTTTCACCGTGATGGAATGTACAAAATTCTCTATGTTGTTGAAAGAATGAAATCCCTTCATATATAAATTTGACTTTAGCTGCATAAATGCTTTCTGCCATACCCCTGAACTCCACTTGATGTTTAGGTGCAAAAAATATTTTATTCCAGGCATAGTCCATTTCTGCTGTTGTCTTAGACCCTCCTGTGACACCTTCTAACAATAGATACTGTCTATTATCATATCTTACATCTAACATCTTTTCTGTAAGTGTTATAGGTAATTTAGTATAAGGTATCTCAATCAGTGTTGACATTTGTTACTTCTCCATTATCTGATGTTTCCTCAACACCATCTACAGGATTGTTAAATCTTTCATATAGTTCTTTAGCTTCTTCGTTTGCTTCGACCATTGCATCCATAGCTTCTTGTACAGATGGGTCAGCTAATGTTCCACTATTAATTTCTTTTTCTTTTAGCTCAATGTCAATATTCTTCATAATGACTGCATTAGCTAATTTTGCTACATCCATAGTGTGCTTACTTACTTCCTTATATATAGGAGTAATATTCTTGATGTCAATATCAGTGAGTTCAGCAGGTTTCTTTTCTGCCTTCTCTCTTACAGTTTCAACATAAACACCATAGATATATGATATTGCTTTCAATGTTTCTTTATTCGTTCCTATTGTATCTCTTTCTAATTTCATTATGTCAATCTTTAATGCTTCTTCCAATGTCATTTGCATCAATTTTACTTTTTCCATATTAGCTTTTATAATCTTTGTAATTATTGGTCTTGTAAGTCCTGTAATAGTTGCTGTTGTTCTTAATGATTTTTTAGCTGTTGTTATATACACTTCTATAACTTCTCTAATAATAGTTGGGTCTTTATCTTTTGGTATCTTTACTTCTTTTTCCACGCTATTCAACTCCTTCTAATTATAGTCTACTCGACTTTGATATATTCCCTATTGGGTGGGACCCTGACTGATAACTTAATACCAGTTCAGAATCCTTTATTTTTAATTTAATAATATTAATATATTTTCTTCATCTATAACACCAACTTCATTTCTAGTGATTGATATGTCTTTAGTTCTGGGTTAGGTGGTGTAGGATCAATCCTAAAGGCTCTAACCTCTATTCTGATTGTAGTGCTTTCCTTAACATTAGGTAATGTATATAAAAAATCATATACACCTGTTGCTGTAGCTACTACATCCCCATCTAATATTGCATCATTCCCTAGTCCCTTAGTATTGGTTTCATAATTGTAATCTCCAAATTCACTACCAGGAATAGCTGCACCTTCTTCTGCTATTACTACTCTTACATATATCTGTGCTTGGTCTACTGGTTCTTCTGTCACTTCATCAGTAAATGTAAATGTAAATTTATCTGTGTTTTCTTGTGGAAAATTACCTGCTAATTTTATAGCCATTATTAACATTCCTCCTTTTGGTTTATTATATCAACGCTATTAATTGCTTCACGTTCTATACCAACATCATTTCCTAATTCTAATATATCAATGTTGGTAGATGTTATTTCTTTATAAGTTATATTTGCATCACTTAGTTTCAAGTGACTTATAACAAATGTAGTTATTTTATTAAATGTTATAACTAATTTATCTGATATTGCTCTAAGTATCTTTTCAATTACACCAGCACTATCTCTAGTATAAGTGGTGAAGGTGATTTTACTAAAAGTATATTTCATTCTTTACCACTCCTTTATACTACATTATATATTAGTGTTGCTTCATCAGAATCATCAAATCCTGATGCTCTTGCTTCAATTCTGAATGTCCCAGCTTCTAATCTATCTGCTGATATAGATAATGATGATGTTACTACTATAGAACCATCTGGTGATTCTACTCTATAATCGTCTGCATTAGTTACTGCATTCCATAAAAAATTAATCTCTGTACCACTAACTATAGATGTTCTAAGGTTAGTAGGTTTTGATAATTTTGGTGTTCCTGCTGTAGTAAATGTTTTTTGAATACTATCTGAATCCAGTTTATTTGATTGAGCATCACTCATAGATGCTGTGACAGTGTGTGATGTTCCTGGTTCTAAGTTGGTTAGGAATATTGTTTTAGTTCCTCCACTTCCACCTAAGCCTTGTGGGTCATTAGTTGATCCGTTAGTCACACTAGAATTAACATCACCTAAATTTACATCTTGGTTTGTAATATTCAGACTTGCTGTAGTTTCAGTTACACTGAATAAAGAACCAAATGATGGTGTAGCCATTTTAGGGTCTGGTGGTGGTGTTGCATCATCTGTCCTAAATATTGTTGAATCGATATCAGATTCAAATTCTCCTGGTGCTGTACATTCTGCTGAAAATGTATAGGTTGTGTCCTCTGTCAATCCTGATACTGCTGTACCCTTAGTAGCACCTGGTCCTAATGAAAAGAACGCAATTTCATCTGGTAACGGTATAGGACTTAGGAATATGTGCATATCCACTGTTGATGTATCATTATTAGTAACAAATAATGTCGCTACTGTTTCACCTACATTTTGTACAAATACTGTTGGTGTATCTGTTTTTACTTGGTCTGTTGTAGAATTGGTTTCTCCTATTGGTGAATCAGCTTTAATCTGTGCTACATCAAATGCCTGATATTTTATCTTATATTCTGTATTGTTATTTAGTCCAAAGAATACTAGACCTGATTCAATAACTTGTGGTGCTACATTATTCAATGTCAATGGTCCTTGTAATAATACTGTACCATCAGCATTCCATAAACTATAATCGATATTTACTGTTGACCCTCCACCTAGCTCACCATTCTGTAATAAAAATTCAATAGTTGTAGGTGATGGATTGACACCTGAAATAACTGGTGTAACCACTGCTATTTCTGTATTACCTGTTAGTAGTTGCGAATCTCCTAATTCACCCTGTACAGTCCCATTATAAGGTGCTGTAGCTGCAAATATGTTATATGTTTCTCCTTGTGTGAATCCTCCTAGTATAGTATTAGCTGATACTTCACCAGCTTCTAAGTCTATAACTCCATCAAAATTTCCTAGTGTAGGTTCGCTGTCTTGCTTCCAATGTACTCTACCTCTCAATGTATCTGTATTTTGTAATGTAAAATGTATTTCATCATCATCTTTAAATGTAAGGTTGATAATTGGTGTTGATCCTGCTCTAAGGAATATACCTGGAATTGCTTTAAAATCATCTATCACTACTTGTATAGTATCTTTTCCATTTATTATAAACTTTTTAACTTCTGTACCATTCCATACGATAGCCATTATGGATTTGCTCCATTCGTTGTAATGAAAAAAGTACCTGCTCCATTATCCCTTATTTTTATTCCACCCTTTTGGGTTTCAGTTGCTAAAGGGACTTGTGCTCCAGGCAAAGTTCCAGTGGTAATGTTGGTAGCGTTGGAAGTATCTATATTAACTACATTCCCTAACCCTATGTCATTACTGCTTAAATTATGAGGATTACCAGTGGTAATATTTCCGTGAGCTACTGCTCCTGCTATACCACCTGCATTATCTGTTATGTTATCTATCATATTATTAATCGTTACTGCTGCCAAGCCATTTAGTACTAATGTACCAGCAGCCCAGACTTTTGGTTCACCTTCAATACCTCTGGTAATAGCAGCTTGATTAGCTACAAATGGTTGATACTGTACTACTTCAGGTGCATCAGTGTCAGAACCTAATATTAGTATTCCTGGTGCAGCTAATATACCTTCATCTGTGTTTAGTACAATAACTGTATCTAAAGTATCAAGTGCTATCTGTAAGGTATATGGTGGTGACAAAGGCTGTGCACGAAACATTGTAATTTGTGGCATTTTATCCCTCCAATAGTTAGTATAGTAACTTTTAATCTCTCTTTAATTATATATCATACTAGCAATTAAGTCAACTATAAGATATATTTTTATTTATTTTTTCTATTTACTTGCTATTAATATAACTCTATGATATAATTAACTATAGAAAGCAGGTGATTTGTTGTATAAGCTAGAAGGACTAAAGGTAATTTTAAAGCAAAGAAGTATGACACAAAAGAAGTTAGCAACATTAGTAGGTGTTTCATATCAGACTATATCTAACTATCATACAGGATTCAGAGAACCATCATTCAAGAATATAGTAAAGATTACTCAAATATTAGATTGCTCATATGATTATTTAATCACTGGTATTAATAATATATGAAAAAAAAACACGAATTAGTGGTGTACGATAAAAAATCATTAATAAAAGTTGTTGTCTGGTCATTAATTACTATTGCATTACTATATATATGTGTGTTATACTATTATTGTATCAAAGGTGTTTAGTAGCACCCTTATAAATCCAACATCATTATTATATTAATAAATCGTGTCTGGTTTATTTAATTAAGGGAGTTGTAATCTTTCATTGTTGGAGGAGATTATAACCTACTAAACCCTTAGTTAAGTGAATCAGGCATTTTTATATTTTAAATAAGAAAGAAGGATATTATGGAAACTTTAAAAGATGTAATGGATCAAGTATTAATAAGTATTAAAAAGAAAATGATTGAATATGATGCACTGTATATAAAAGCTCATATAGAAAATGACAGAATCAATGGTGAAACGTATATGCTATAAGGTGCTAAATTAGGGTAGTTTATTCCCCCAAAAAAGTGGACCACCCTAATGGACCACCCATACGGTCCACCCCTAACAACTAATTAACGTGATACCTAAGCAATTAATAAAGGTACAATAAATAATAGTGGACCACCCTAATGAACCACCATATTGGACCGTATTACAATAACAAGTACTTACAATAACAAAAGACTTATGTGGTTGTGACTTTAAAATTAACAATTCTAAAGAAGGAGAAAATGCTATGAATGAAGGATTTATTTCTATACACAGAAAAATAGAGGAGAATCGAATACTAAAAGGTAGTCTATTCAAATTAGGTATATGGAATCATTTATTACTTAACGCTACCCATCAGACATACAAGACCAAACAATATGGATTTACTATAGAGCGTGGTCAACTGATAACTAGTAAACGTATCATAGGAGCCAAGTATAATGAAGCTCCTAGCAAGGTATATAGGTTTCTAACTCAATTAGTCAAAGCTAAGATGATAACAATGGAAACTATAACTACTAAACTAGGTACTATATCATTAGTGACAATATGTAAATACGATACATTCCAAACACAGAATGGTATTACTGAATCTAAGTCACCTAATAATCAATACAAAAATATAATCGATTACTTGAATGAAAAGATAGGTACTAACTATAAACATACTACTGATGAAACTAAAAGACTTATCAATGCAAGATATAATGATGGTTTCACTTATGATGATTTTATCAAAGCAATAGATAATGCTCATAATCATTGGAAGGATCAATTCAATGGACTAAAGAATATGAAACCAAAGACATTGTTTAATGGAAGTTTTGAAGGTAGAAGCAATGGTACAGCTTATAATTGGGAAAATACAGATACACCATCACCTAAGAAAAGAATTATTAAAAATGAATTTATAGACAATAGAGAATAAAAAAAAGGAGAATTATATTATGGATAACAATTTAATGGAATTAGCAAATGAAAGTATTAATAATAAAGATTTTACAGTAAATAGGTTATATGAAATAGGTATGGATGAATGGAAAGCACCAAAGTATGAAATGGAAAGAAACGTATTAGCATTTATATTAAGTTCTTATAATAATTATGGTATCAACAAGTGTCAATACATATTAGAACCTACTGACTTCTTATGTTTTAAGCATAAACAGATGTACACATTTATGTTATACCTACACAAATTAAATAAAAAATTAGATACAAGTACACTAGCTGAAGCATACAGAGATAATAAATTAGAATCTGAAGCTGATATGTTGTACTGGATGGAATTAACATCATCAATACCAACTATAGAGCACGCTAATGAATACATCAAAGCAGTTAAAGATATTAGTTGTAAGCTAACATTAAAGAATGAATGTATAAGAATCAATAATAATGATTCAATTACCTTAGAGGACAAATTAGAGGGTATTCAAAGGTTATTACGTGACCTACCTATAGTTAGTAATACCAAGTTAGAAAGTTTATATAAATCTAAACTACCTGAAGCAAATGATAATTTGATAAATGGTAAAGAAAAGGTAGACTATTTAATAACTCAATTCAAAGCATTAGATAAAGTATCAAAATTGACAAATGGATCATTGACAGTAATAGCTGCTGATACAGGAGCAGGGAAGTCAGCACTAGCACAAGGATTAGCAGGTAAATTTGTATTAGAAGGTAAACAGGTATATTTCAATACTTGTGAAATGATTGATGATGAACTAATAGAAAGAGCACAGACTAATTTTGGTCAAGTGAATTATAGTAAAATAATCAATGGTACTTGTACACCTGAAGAAGCAAAGAAAATAAAACAAAAAACCCAAATATTGATAGATGATAAAGCAGGAGATATATATACATCATTTGAAAAGGATATAGATAGACTAATAGCAAATGTAACAAAAGCATATAGACTAGGTAAAGTAGATGTGTTAATAGTAGATTACATTCAACTGATGAAGTCCAGATTACAGCCTACAGACACTAGAAAAGCAATTACAGTAATAACAAGCTCATTAAAAGCATTAGCCTTAGAACTGAATATACCAGTTATAGCATTATCACAGTTTAGTAGAGCATCAAAAGATGCTAAGAAACGTGCACCAAGATTATCAGACCTTAAAGAGAGTTCATCAATAGAGCAGGATGCTGACAATGTATGGTTATTATTCGTACTAACAGAGGAAAGCACTATTACTGAATCAGGTGGTCACGAAACAGTCCAATTAGAAGTAGCTAAAGCTAGGAGAGGTCAGAAGTGTAGAGTACATTTAAGATTTATACCTTCTAATATGTATTTCCAAGAGGATGGAAACGGTGTCACATATCCAAAAGATTATAATGAAACTAGAGGAGAATAGAATGATGAATGAAATTATAAATAAAGATTGCTATATTGGAATTAAAAGTATAGATATATCATCAGATGATTACATTATAGTTACAGACCCACCTTTTAATATTAATTATAAATATAATACTTATAAAGATAATTTATTAGAAGAAGAATTTTATAATAAGTTAGCAAATTTGATTAGAAACAAAATGGCAGTAATTATAATGTACCCTGAAATGTTACATAAGTTATCAGTCTATTTAGGTTATGCACCATTACGTGTTGTAAGTTGGGTATATAATTCAAATGTTTCTAAAGAGCATAGAGATATTGCATTTTATAATATAAAGCCTGATTTTAGCAAAGTTAAGCAGCCATATCAAGACCCTAAAGACAAAAGAATTGCAAAGCTAATAGCTAATGGTAGTCTAGGTACTAATATATATGATTGGTGGCATATAAGCCAAGTAAAAAATATAAACCCAGATAAATATAATCACCCTTGCCAAATGCCCTTACAAGTTATGAAAAATATCATAGAGTTGTTGCCTAGTGATAAAATAATAATTGATACATTTTCAGGGACAGGGACAACATTACTAGCAGCTAAGGAATTAGATAGAAATTATATAGGATTTGAAATAGATAAAGATTATTATAAAATATGTAAAGATAGATTGAACTATATAACACCAAATAACCAAACAAGTATATTTACTGATTTTAATAAAATAGAGGAGAAAACTAATGGGAAATATTAATTTTAATACAGAGCAAAAAATATTGGGATGTATCTTGGTGATGGAAAATCAAGGCATCCTGGAATGTATCAAGCGTGGAATCACTACAGATGATTTTAATGACATACACCACCAGAAATTATTTAAGGTTATGAAATGGTTAGATGATAAAAAAGAATTAGTGACTTTTGAAAACATAGCTAATTTATATAAGAAACACAATAAAGAAACTGATAGAGATTTATGTATTGATCTTGAATATTGGTTAGATATAGTTGACTTGATACCTAGTAGAAAATTCCTTAATAGTTATATAGAAGAATTTATTATGACTAACAATAATATAGCTGATTATAATTTCGTGGTACAAAATAGTAACAAGTCCTTGACTTTATAAATATATATGTTATTATTAAGTAACAAAAGGTAATATATATGAAAGTAGGTGAATGGATGACAGGAATAGAATACCAAAGAAAATGTGTCAGAAACAAGATGACCCAGAAGGAATTAGCTAAAAAAATAGGTGTATCACCAAAGACTATATCATATTGGGAAACTGGTAGAAATAAACCTAATAGTGAGCACCTATTAAAATTAGCATTGATACTGAAATGTACACCAGAATTATTATTAAAAGACTTTTAGGAAAGAAGGCATAAAATGGATTGGATGTATTTATTTATTGGTTTAGGTGTCCTTGCTTTTCTTACATTATCAGGAATTGGTGTAGGATATTATTTTTATAACAAGACTAAAAAATAGGAGAGAAGGAAGAAATAATGAATAAAATAAAATGTGATATGTGTAATAAAAATGATGACAGAGTAAGAATAGGCATATGTAGTGCTGGTATGAATAGTGATGGTACTTGTGGAGGATTTATTAGAAAACAAAAAAGCACCACTAAAGAAGAAACAATGAATGTAGAATTAAGTATTAAAGAATCACTATTAGTTGAATATGCAATAATGGAAGCTATTGGTATTAATAATGTTACCAATGAAGAAACTGATACTTTAATATATATAGTAAAAAGAATAGCAAAGATAAGAAAGGAATATTATAATGAAATATTATAAAGTAGTTGATGGTCTTACAATGACAGACCTTGATCCAGAATTACACGAATTAGAATTATATGATGGAAGTGTATTAGGTTTAGAATACCAAAACAATATACTATGTAGGTCAGATGGGATGCCAATGTTTGTCTATGATGAATCACTAAACTTGAAACCATTATTAGACCATCCTAGTCCAGGTGAGAGAGCTCACGGATTCAATATTATAATAGAAATTAGAGAGAGGTTACAACTATGAAAAATTATGAAAATTTATGTACTACAGATTTACAAAATGAGATATGGAAAGATATTAAAGATTTTGAAGGGTTATATCAAGCAAGTAATAAAGGTAGAATAAAAAGCCTACCTAAAATCAGAAGAAAAGGTAGAAGCAACGAAACTATAATTATGAAGCAAAGAAAATCACCTAGAGGATATTTAAGGGTCAACTTATCATCAGAGAATGTTAAAACGGACTTTAGGGTACATAATTTAGTCTTAGCAGCGTTTTCACCGAATCCAGATAATAAACCTTGTTGCAATCACGATAATGGTGTTAAAACTGATAATGAGAGTAGCAATCTTTATTGGGTAACATATAGTGAAAATACCATACACGCTATAGAAACTGGTCTAATGCCTATAAGATTTGCAAATGGTCCTAATGCTAAATTAGATTGGGTCAAAGTAGGAATATTAAGAAGTTTAAAAGATAAATTATCTAAAAAAGAAATAGCTACAATATTTGATATCACATTAGGTCAGGTATATCGAATATTAAATAACAAAAGATGGGTAGTGGAAAATGAATAAAGAAAAGGTATCTAAGTATCTAAGTAGTAAAGGATTCAAAAATGACCTAATAACTGGTATAGTAACATTCCTAGCAATAATATTAATGTTGCTGTATAACTTTATGAAAAGTGGATTCAAATTAGATAACTATACAGACCCAGCATATTATGTAGATTCGATATTCTTAATAGTTGTATTATGGTTATTAAGATATGCCTGGTCTAATAGAGCAAAATATACTTTTAGAAATAGTCCTAAATATACAGTAGAAATGGATATAATAAATGGATGTAGAGATATGATAGAATTACAGGACAGTGAGAATAAATCCCAAGTAGTTATAGATGATCTTAATAGAGAGCGTAAATTAAAAAAGTATCGTACAGTATTATCAAATGAGATAATAGAAATAGATAAAAAATTACATAAATTAGAAATGAAAAAAGATTCTAAAAGGAATCTTAGAAAATCAAGTAAGTTAAAAAAGGAGCGTGACCTATTATCTGATAGAAGGAAATTAGTAGATGATTCTGCTAATGGTAAAGATACCACATTAGATATTGAAGATATAGCAGTAGAGTATCAGCCTTTATCTAAAGCTGTATTATTCAGTGAAGCATCAAGTATATCAATAGATGATGAATTAATAATGAATACTAGCAAGGTATTTTATAAAAGGAATTTTAAGACTAATATTATGACTACAATTATATCATTAATGTTAGTAGGTTTATCAATGGATGCAGCAATCAGTGGTGATTGGTTTAGATTATTTATGATGATATCTTTAGGAGTAGCTACAGCATTGTTATCATATACTTCTATGATGAATATAGAAAAGTATGAAAATCTACCACTCGTTAGAAAACGTAAAGAATATGTAATACAAATAATTAGAATATGTGGATTTGCACCCCAAAATAAAAAGGACAGTAATTAATGCCCTTTTTTCTTATTGGTTTTAAATGATTCTGTAATTAATAAAACATATCCTGTTGCTACCTCCATCAGTACTAATATAAAGGTGAATGAAACCTGTTCTAAGAATTGTGTAGTGGTTTCTAATTTATTATTTATGTACTGTGCCATATCTAATAATATCACTCCTAACGCATCTGAACCCTGCCATAGTATAAATAACACCACTATGGTCTTAGATGCCCTCCAAATGAGCCTAGCAGTCCTCTGTGCATCTTTAAATTCTGCATCTATAAACCTCAATACAATTATAACTATAGCTAACACTACTACTATAATTATAAAGTTTGTAGAATAGTCAGCTCTTTTGGTAGCTTCTAATATATCCCAATTAGGAAATAATATAAAATAAACTGTGACTAAAGGAAGTATAAAACAAGTATATGCTAATGTTCTAAATAGCATTTTCATAATTTAACCTCCCTGATTATTTTCTTTTGGGTATTCCATATTGTCAAAGAAATTTTTAGCTGCTCCTTTGACTTCTGAACCAACACCATCTACAGCTTTATTTAATAATTGCTCACCTGATTCTAATAAATTGTCAATGAATCCAGTTCCATCATTTGCTAAATCTTCTAATGATGAACCTAAGCCTTTAGCTACTTCTTTTATTTTAGTATCTTTTATCAATTCATCTAAGAATTTTACACCTTCATTAGAATGTAGGGCTTTTTCCTGTGTTTCAATAAGTGCTAATGTTTTTAGTTTAGCTTCTGGATCAACTTGTAAAGCGTATTTTTCTTTGTTTCTCTGAATGTCAGATAATAATATTGCATCCATTTTTTTATTCATATCTTTTTGCAGGAATAATTTTGTCATCTGGAATTTTTGGAATAGTCCTTTAATAGCTTTATAAGCCATAACACCTACTGTAACCCCACCACCTGTACCTAATATTGGTAGATATTGATTAACTAATTGAATAAATTTATCCATTTTTACGCTCCTTCTCTAACATATCCTAGTATGTTAGCTTCTAATTTTTGTTTACGTTCTTTTTCTAATCGTTCTTTATTGTCAAAATCTTGTTGTAAGTTGTTTGTTGCATCTACATATGATTTCATAATTCCCATACCTTTAGTGAATATATCCATAGTAGATTCGATTTTAGAATCCACTTTTTTTTCACTTGCAAGATTCCTTTTATCCATCATCAGTATATCAGATTTAGATTTACCAATAAATTTAGATACAGTTGTACCTGCTACAGGAATATCAGCCATATCTACAAAAGCAATTTTTCCATTTATATTAGACTGTACCTGACCATTTTTAGAATCCCTTTTGGATTTATCCATTGCTCGTTTATCGTTTCTTAATGTTTGTACATCCATAGTTATCCAACTCCTTTTTTAATTTTTATACCTTGTTATAGGTTTGTGAATTGTATTCAATACCATCAAATTCTGTGAATCCATCTATATCTGAATCGTTTATAAATAATATACTTACTCCACTTACTAATTTTACTCCCCCAATACCTCTGGGTGAAATAGCTGGTGCATTTGCTACACTAATTTGTAGTTTAGTATTTAAATCTAGTTCGTAAATTTTGTTAGCACTATTGTCGCAATGGTATAGTCTGGTACTAACCCCACCAACTCCATATGGATTTGTAACAGGAGCAGCAACTGAACTAGTCTGTAGCTTAGTTTCTAAATCTAGTTCATATATTAAATCAGATGTACTATCACAGTGATATAACCTTGTATTTGTTCCTCCTACACTTCTAGGATTTGAACTAGGACTTGCTACTGAACTTATTTGTAACTTGCTATCTAAATCTAACTCGTAAATCAAATCAGCAGCAGGGTCACAATGATATAGTCTTGTACTAATTCCACCTACACCGTGTGGACTTGAACCAGGACTTGCTACTGAACTTATTTGTAATTTAGTATTAGGGTCTAATTCATATACTGCATCATTAGTGCTATCACAAAGATATAATCTTGCAATAACTCCACCAATAGCATATGGATTTATACCTGGTGATAATGCCGAACTAATTTGTAGTTTAGTTTCTAAATCTAATTCATAAATTAAATCAGTAATACTATCAGTGTTATATAATCTATCATCAGATGGTACTATTGCACTAACATCTAATCCACCATCTACAGCAGGTCCATTAATACCTATTTGCATAATTACTTCACCTCATTTTCTGAAGCACCCATATTAGGATGCTTTCAAAGTAGCTCTATAAGCATCCAGTTCTGCTTTATGTGTTATAGCTTCTGTTTCCTCTAGTAATTCAGCTTCAATTCCATAAGTTTCACATTCTGTTGCTATAAAGTTAAGTGCTTTTGTTTCATCAGCTACAGGCAATACATAGCAAGTAATACCTTCTGCATTGTGTTGTCCTACTGATACTTCATTCAAGTTTATTAATTTTGCACTTGTACCTATTGCTAACCAATCAATTTGATCCTTATCGTTTCTTCCTACTAAATCTACCAATGAATTTGTTTTAATATGTAAATATTTCATAATTTTAATCTCCTTATTTTAAGTCCTAAGACTGGTTTATGTTTCATAATCATTTGATGCAAATTCTATTTTATCGAATGCTGTTTGACCATCAATTAATGGAATAATTGTTAGTGTAGTTGATGATGTTGATTTTATTCCACCTATACCTCTTATAAATGCTTCTTGGGTAGCAACTGAATTAATTGGTAGTAATGTGTCAAGGTCTAATTCATAATTTAAATCAGAAGTAGTATCAGTGGTATATAATCTATTATTGGTCCCTCCTATGTCACTTATATCAGTAGAAGGTGTTGCAACTGAATTAATACTTAAAAGAGTTGTTGTATCTAATTCGTGTAATTCATCTTCTGAACCACCAATAGATGAATATAATCTGTTACTAATTCCACCTATACCAAATAGAAACTCTCCATTATTATATAATTGTATTTGTAATTTAGTATCTGGGTCTAGTTCGTAAATGTCAAGCGACTTAGCAACGTATAACTTGTTATTTGTGCCCCCTATACCATTAGGTGCTGTAAACGGTGCTGTTGCTGAACTAGTCTGTAATTTAGTATCTGGGTCTAGTTCATAAACTAAATTTGTACCACCATCAACGTGATATAGTCTGTCTAATATTCCACCTATACCAAATGGACTTGTTGATGGTGCACTAACAACACTAATTGATAATAGTGTATCTGGGTCAATTTCCCAAATGTTTTCTGTAAAAAATCCAGTGGTGTATAATCTCTCAATTCCAGTTAATACAGTTGTTTCATAAGCAACTCTGCTTTTAAATTCCACTCCACCTATTGTTATTTGTCCCATATAATCAGGCTCCCTTCTAGTCTAGTTATATTATAGACTTGCATTATCTTTTGTTATTACAAATTCAAAGTTGAATGCTGTTGCATTAGCTGCTACTGCTTTTATTTTAATCTGTGTATTTGAAACTCTTTCAGCACCTACTACTGCCATTGTTTGCCAAGCTGTTAAAATAGCTGATGTTGTGATTATTGGTTTTATATTTCCATCATCTGATGTAGTAAGTGGTCCTGTAATAGTAATAGTTCTTTCAAAGAAATCACCAACTAAACCCCATCCACTAGTAGGCATTGCTATAGTTTGAGGTAGTAATATATTAATTGCTGTCTTAGTTGCTTTCAGTCCTAATTCTGTATTTATTTTACTTGATGATAATAACTGTGTAGTACTGCTTCCACCATCATTAATTATTCTATGTTTTGTATCATCAGGTATATGTGTTTGTATGTTTGCATTAGCTGGTTCAGCTCCTACATCATTAGGATCAAGATTATGTGGATTACCTGTGACTGCTGTAACGTGTGCTTGTATATTTGCATTTATTGGTTCTTTAGTAGCAATTAAGTTAGTCATAGTTGTAACGTGGTTTTCATCATCACCCATTGCTGCTGCTAATTCATTCAATGTATCTAATACTCCAGGTGCACCATTTACTAAATCAGCAATTCCTGTATCTACATAGTTCTTAGTTGCTGCATCTTGTGGATTAGATGGTTCTTGTAAACCTATAATTGGTAAACCACTCATATTTATTTTTTTGAAAGCTTTTAGAGCAACTTCACCAGGATGATATCCAAATAATAATGAACTTGAATCATCAACTATCCACACACCATTTACTGTGTCATATTCCAATCCTCTACCATCTGGATGTAATAATCCAGAACCTGTGATTTTCTTGTTAGCAATATCGATATCACCTTGCATTTTTAGAGCAGTACTTGTTGATGCAGGATTTATGAAAAATGCTTCATTGTCTATATCTTTAAATGAGTTTGCTCTTAATACTCCGTTGATATCAAATGACCATTTAATACTATCTTGATAACGACCTTCTAGTAATTTACCTGTAGCATTTATTTCATTATTAATTATAACTGTTGGTTCAGTTGTTGTTTTTGGATTTGTTATTTTTCCACCTATTAGGTCTAACTTAGCAATATAATCAATAAATTTGCTTCCATCCCATACAACATCTACTGTAAATCCACTGACTTCTATACCTATAATATTTGCTCCTGATACAGTAACTAAATCATAAAATGTTGACTGACCATCAAGACTGATTCTAACATTTTGCACTGAAGCATTTACATTAAATGTAATAGTATGTATTGTATTTAGTGCTAACGCTACTGCTGTAGTTGTATAAAAGTCTGCATTTGTAGTATTGACCATTGTTAGTTTTTTCTTATCATTCAATGAGTTTACTATAAATTCATTAGCCATTTTTTGAGTACCTTTACCAGCTAATTCTGGTGGACTTGCTGAAGTAATATTAACATTCGCATCATCTACTGAACCTGATACACCACCACCACTTACAAGTGCTATAGTAGGTTGATAAAATACTGCTTCAGATATATTATCAAAATCTGTAGCTGTTTTATCTATTGATGCTATTGATCTTAATACTGCATTATCTAATATACTATCAGGAATACCCTCTAATATATCTAACCCTAATTCTGCATTAGTTGCTGCTGCTGCTAAGGTTGCATATAATATTTGACCACGTATTACAAATATTTCTTTATTAATACCCACATATATATGGTGATTCGTTGCATTATTAGGTCCAGGTATAAGCTGTCTAATACCACTAGCATTATCATATAAATCAGGGTCAAATGTAACATTTACTTCTGTATTAATACCACCTGCTCCATCCCTCCACACTTCTGTGAATTGAGTTGGTGATGTAAGACTAAAATCTAATACATTAGGGTTGGTTTCATCAAAATCAGCATTGATACCGAATCCACGCATATCACCTGATGTATATTGAAATTGTGCTAAACCTACTAGACCACTAAATGAAATTCCTTTATTAATGAATACACCAGGAAATAAATCCTTTATAGTATTAATAGGTTGATTATTTACTATTGGTGATGATATTACTTGTGTTACTGTCACTCTGTCTAAATGTCCTACTATACCTATAAAACTATCTGACCTTCTTTGAGCTCCGTTGGGTTCTGTAGCTCTTTGAACTACATTCATATTAATATCTACAGATACATATGTTAAATCACTTGATGCTATATTAAGCAGTGTATTATTTACTGAACCTGCATATTCAATTCTATTTGTTTTTGGTTTGTTAGGGTTTGTATAATCTACTATTGTGTAGATACCTGGTGATATATCAAATGTTTCACCTATACCTTGTGATAATAATAAACCATTTACTACTGCTGTTGATGTATTATTATTAGCAACTTCGTGTGTGTAACCATCATTCGTATCATTTACTGTTAATATCTCTCCTTCACTTCCTGCTGGGAAACTAGAAGGCATATCTGTTAAATCAAATGTAGATAAAGTTGCTTTTTCTATTAATTTTCCACTTGCTAAATCGAACACTACAAATGCTCCATCTGTTGTTGGTGTAGTTAGAAACTGTACTATATCTGTTACTGTTTTTAATGTTTTAGATACTGCATCATATTGTGCGAATCCTAAATCTGTAGGTGAATCTTCAATAGCAGCTACTCTAACTAAACTACCTTCTTTACCTACTTTGAATAATTGAGTTAATTCCTCAAATACGAATAAATAATCATCTTCAGTTCCACGATTAATTCTAACTCCTGATTTCTTATTTGAATCTGGTACACCTGTTTCATCTGCATCTAGTGTAATCTGTTCATCATTAGTAGTAAATTCAGTTGTATCTACTTTAGTTATCGTACCTGTAAATGTAGGGTTATTAATAGTTGATGAACCTTGTAACGTTACTCCACCATCAGAATTTTTACCTACATATCCATCATTTTGATTTTTCTCACTAGTCTTTTGATATCCTACTATGTCACCATTTCCATCTAAACCTTGATATCCATTAGGTTGGTCTTTATTAGCTATCTTTTCTACTACGCTATCTTGTGCATAAAATGAAGGTAATTCACCATCTAATTTTTCTGAATCATCTATAACACCACTATCAGTAATATCATATGCTGATTTTAATGCTAAATCATCTAAAGTTATAGGTGATTCTTCACTGTCCCCAGATAGATTTATTGTAGCAACTTTTCCACCTGTAGGATTTGTAACCCTAGCCTGTTTGTTTTGTAATTCATCTTCTATTGCTAATTTATAAACAGTATATGAAGTAACTGGATCACCCATTATACTACCTGTAATAACTGTGATATCTGATGTGTTTCTTTTTGCATATGTTGCTACACCTAGTTGCTCATTAGCAGCTATAGTGAAAGTACCAGCTATTATCTGGTCATCTAGTCCTAATGATAAATCTGCATTATTTATTATATTTATTGCTGGTCCTGATGATAATGTTCTAAGTATGCTCCCATCAATAGCTGAAGCTACTACAAAATCTTGTCTAACTTGACCTGCTCCACCTGTTTTTCTACCAAAGAATTTAGTAGTAAAATTGAAGTCAGTGAAATCACCTAGATATGCTCCTAGAGGTTCTACTGCTAAAAATGCTAATTCAAATTCTCCCACTACTTCTTGCCATCCTAAACCTACTGCATCACCATATGATACTTCTACTGCTACCTGTTCATATCCTAAACTAGTAGTGGTTGGTACTCTAGTACCCCAAGCTATCCCTGACACTGGGTCTATAAGTCCTGATGGTTTATTTGTAGGGAATGAATTTGTAGGTGTTAAAATCGCAACTTCATTAATCAATGTAGATGCTGATACACTCCTAGA